TCAATTGAGATGCGGCCAGCGGCCGGTCGCGATCGTGAACAAGCCGAGGCCGACCAACCAGAGCAGGCCGCGGGTGAGCAAGGACGTCCACCATGTGAGTGTTTCTCGTGATGCGAATTGGTCGGAGGCTTTTTCGAAGGCTGCGACAATGGCGTTGCCGAGCTTCTCCGCCAGCGCATCCATGCCGTCATCGAGCTTATCGAGGCGCGTGTTCAGATCAGTCAGCGCGCGGTCGTTGGATTGGCGCAGGTCGCGCAGGATGTCGTCGCGCGCTTCGGCCCGCGCTTCCACGCGGGCAAGGCGGGTTTCGATGGTATCGGGCACGGATCAGCAATCCACCGCGCCAGCCAGAATGGCAGGGCCGATCGGCGCGCAGGCCGGCAACAGGGTATCCGCGGTGGCGTTGGCGCGCAGCTTCAGCGCATCGTAAAGCGCGGCGGTGGTGGCGCGATGCAGATCGCCATTCATATCCGATGCAAGCAGGATCAATGAAAATCCACCGACCGGGGCGCAGCCCTGCCGGCGCGCAGCGTCGTCGCGCCAGCCGTGCAGCCAGACTGTGGCCTGGCCCTGCGCATGGTCGAGATGGGCCTGGGTGATGCGCCAATACTGCGCTGGCGCGCCGGCGTTATGCAGATCGAGCGCGATCGAGAGGGCCATTGAAATTCCTTCGAGCAGGAGTGCGATCTTGGCGGCTACATCACTTCGACCGAAATGACGCGGGCGACCCATTTGATGGTGGTGCTGGCGGCGTAGCCGGAATTGATCGCCAAGCCGCCGTTGGATGTATCCGCGGCGATGGTGGGCGCAGTCCAGCCGCTGACGGTGCCAACGCTGCCGCCCGCGGTGAGCGTTGTGGAGGACAGCGTGGTGGTGGAGGCGGTGGCGCCGCGCGCGAGCAACACATCGCGCAGCACCCAGGTGGCGGCCGCGTTGGCGGCGGCGTTATAGCCGACGATTTCGATGTTGAGTTTCGCCACCTGGTTGTTTTGCAGATCGACCACGTTGGCGGCACCAGCCGCCGCGCCATCGGCGGTGAGCCGCACGGCGGTGCTGGTGGTGCTGGTGGACCGCAATACAGTCTCGTAGCGCTGCGCGTCGCCGGCATTGGTGTTGTAGCCGCTGGCCAGCACCGAGCCGCCGTAACGGCCCCAATCGCGCGCCTGGGTTCCGAACGCATGCGAGCCGGAGCCCGAAAGGGTGTTGGAAATGCCGGCCGCAAAGGCGGCGGAACCGCTCACCGTATTCCCGCTGCCGAACGCCACCGAATATTGCCCGCTGGCCACCTGAGCGGCGCCGCTTCGGTATTGCTGTCCATCGAACGCGCCCAGACCGCGGCTGTTGCCGGGCGTGGCGGAACCCCCCTGGATCACGATGGGCGCGTAGCTGGCGGTGGTGAGTGTACCGAGCAGCGTAATGGCGCCGGTAGCGCGCGCGATCGATAGCGGCGTGCTGAGCAGGTTGCCGCCGTCGTCGTAGGCGCGCACCGAAAAGGTGCTGCCGGCGTTTGGATAGAACGAGATCGATTCGCCGAGCGTAACCGTGGCGGCCAGCGAGAGAGTTACCGTCGTGCCGGTCACGGAGACAACCAGCGTGCCGGCGCCAACACCCGTGCCGCCGGCCGACATGCCCGCCACCACGCCGGTGGTGGCCGCAAAGGTGAGCGTGGTGCCACTGCTGGCGGCGGTGGTTGAAAGAGTGACGGTCGTGCTTTCGGCATCGCCCTGCGTGATCAAGTTCCAGCGGGTGACGCCGGCGGTTTGATAGGCAAGCTGGCGCGGCGTGGCTGCGGCGGCGTTCAGCGCGGCGGTGATGGTGCCGCCGGTGGAGGTGCCGGCGGTGAGCGCGGTGATCCCACTGACGGTACCCCCGGTGATGGCAACGCTGGAGGCGCTTTGGCTCGCCAAGCCGCCCAGGCCGGTGATGGCGGTGCTGGGGATCGTCGCGCTGGCGGTGGCCGCGCTGCTGCCGTTGGCAAACATGTAGCCGGTGAGCGCGGGAATGCTGAGCGACGTTGCGGACAGGGTGGCGCCGCTGATCGCGCCGCCGGTGATCGCGACACCGGCGGCATTCTGGCTCGCCATGCTGCCGAGGCCGGCAAGCGCGGTGGCGACATAAGCGGTGGAGGCGGCCTTTGCGCTGTTGTCGCCGGCGGTCGCGGTGCCCACCAGCGGAGGGGCGGCGAAGCTGACGGTGCCGGTGGCGCGGGTGATCGTGATCGGGGTGGAGAGCAGCGTGCCGCTATCGCTGTAGGCAGCGACGATGAAATCGGAACCCGCGTTGGATCCGGATTCCGCGGTTGCGGTGGCGGCCAGGTTCCAGCGCGTGGAGCTGGCGGTTTGATACACAAGCTGGCGCGCGCTGCCGGCGGCCGCATCGATGAAACCGCTGATCGTGCCGCCCGTGTCGGTGCCCAGCTTCAGCAGGCTGAGGCCTTGCGCGCTGCCGCCGGTGATGGCGACGGAGGTGGACGACTGGTTCGCCATACTGCCGAGACCGGAGATATCGGCGGTGCTGAGCGTGACCGCACCGGTGCGGCCCGCGACGCTGATGACCTCGCTGGCGAGACCATCGAGTTTCTCCCAGTTGGCGCCGTTGAAGGCGGCGTGATCGCCGAGGTTCCACTGGCTGATGCCATCCAGCGTGGTGCTGCCGGCGGTTCCAACGGTGTAATAGACCCCTTTGGTGCCGGTACCGCTGGCGAGCGCCGGCGAATTGGTGGCGGCGTTCCAGACGCCCTGGTAATCCAGCGCCCCTTGCACGGAAGCCGGCAACTGCGCCGCCGGCACATGACCGGTGCTATCCAAGGACGCCACGCCGTTGGCCGCCCCGACAGCGCTGGCCGGCACCGCCGTGCTTGCGATCGCGTTATCCACGAAAGCCGTTGTGGCAACCTGGGTGGAATTATCGCCGGCGGCAGGCGTGGGCGCGCTGGCGTTGCCGGTAACCGCAAGGGTGGTGATGGTGACCAAGCCGGTCGCGCGGGTGATCAGGAACGGCTGCCCAAGTGTGGGGGCCAGTGGCGCGCCGGTGTTGTCGTAGGGCAGCAGCGCGAAATCCGATCCGGCATTGGTGTAGAACAGCACGGATGCGCCGGCGTTGATGAGCCCGCTGGCAGCCTGCGACAGATGCACGCCGGCCCCGCCGTTGAACCCGGTGACGGTGGTGCCGGCGGGAATGCCCACGACACTGACGAACATCCCGATCGAAATGCCGGTCAGACTGGTCAGCGGCATGTTGCTGCTGCCGGCAGGCATGTTGGACGAGGTGGTGGCGGTGACGGAATTCTCCGGCGTGCCCTCCACGCCTTCCACCCAACGCGGCGAACTGGCGCTCTCATAGACCACCTGGCGCGCGTAACCGGGCGCGCTATCGATCACCAGACTTGCGCTGACCGAAGCATCGGTGCCGACCTCCAGCGCCGACAGGCCGGTGACCGCGCCACCGGTGATATCGACGTTGTTGGCGTTCTGCGATGCGATGGTGCCGTTGGAGGTGCCGCTGCCGAGCTGCTGAAACCAGGTGGCGTTGGCGGCATTCCAGAAGAATTCCACCGATGCGTTGGCGGCGAGCTGGAACGCCAAACCATTGTTCACGGTGGTGCCCGCGGCGCCGGTGACCGTGAGCGCGGTGATCGTCTTGCTGGCCCAGATCGAGATTTTTTCGCCGTCGGCCAAAGCGGCCGGCAGGATAACGGTACCGGTGGCGAGCGCACCGACCGGACGCAGCAGCAGCGTGGAGCAGTTGGCGGGAATGGTGATGGAAAAGCCGTTGCCGGGCGCGCTGGTGACATAGCTTTGGTCCGCCATCGCGCCGTAATGCACAATGGGACTGCCGGTGGTGCCAGGGCTGCCCAGGAAGGTGGGGCCGGTGGAAAGGCCGGTGAGCTGAATGGAGCCGTTGGCGTCGGCCCCGCCGGTGCTGACCAGGGTGGGGCTACCGGAAACCGATCCGCGCACCGCCACGTAGTTAACCGCAGAGACCTGGCGGTTGGCGCGCAATTGCTCCTCGTTGAACGCGTTGGTCAGCAGCGAAACCGGACTGGTGCCGACCGCGGTGACGCCGAACCGGGTGCCGCCGCCGGTGCCGGTGGCGGATGGCTGCACGCCGACATAGCCGGCCGCCGCCGTGCAGGCGACCGGCATAACGCCGATGGCAGCGCCGGCGCGGTAGTTCGCCGGCGCGAACCCGTTATAGGCGAACTCCGCCTTGTCCCAGTTGTTGTTCAGATCGTGCACATTGCTGGTGCCGATGCCGACGATCGGCGCACTGCCCTGGGTGGATTGGGTGGTGTTGCCGATCAGCACGATGTTGCCCAAGGTGGTTTCAACATCGATCGGCGCGCTCATGCTGCGGAACGTGCAGTTGCTGATGGTGGCGCCGGTGCAAGCGGTGATCTGGATGCCGGTGTTGCTGAGGCCGGCGTTGGAGGATTGGAAATCCACCGATTCGATGCGGATGTTGGCGTTCGGCGTGTTGAACTGAAAGCCGTAATACGGGCCAACACCACCGGTGGTGTGACCCAGCGCGAGGCAGCGGATATCGTCGAACGAGAGGTTGGATATGTTGCTGCCGGTGATCGACGCCAGCGATCCGTTGACGAATGGAATGGTAATGTTGGCGAAGCTGGCGTTGAAATTAACCCCGGCGGGTGCAGGGTTGTTGATCAGAATCGCCGTGGTATCCGGCTCGCCGGTCTGGTTGAAATAGATCGGATACCAGGTGCCGCCGGTAAAGCGCGTGCTGAACATTGCGCAACCCGGATCGCCCTGCAGCACAGTGGGCACGGTATCGAAGCTGGTGTTGACGAAGGCCGAGATATCCATGGTGCCGGCAGCGAGCCAGATGCCGCGCGAACTGCCATAAACATACGTGTTCGACGACATGATGCCGCCGACCGTGGTGCTGGACGGGCCGGTGATGGTGCCGTTGCCCACCACCTTCAGCCAGGTGCCCTGCGTGTTGGTGAAACTGCGCAGGTTGTAGGTGGGGCCTACGCTTACCACGGTGCCATAGACGCCCCAGGTGAACAGGCAGTTGGCGATGAACACCACCTCCGGCACGTTGGTGAGCGTGAAGCAGTTATGGATGGCGTAGATGGTGCAGCGTTCGAAGATGCAGTTACCGACCACCGCTGTGGTGCTGAGCGCGGTGAAGAAATCGTAGCAGTTGGTCACCTGGCAATCGACGAAGTTGAAATAGACGATGTTCTGCGCGGGCGATTGCTGCGCGAACAGCGGCGGATAGACGATCGGCAGATTGCCGTTGCCGGCGGTGGCGATCTCGGTCTGGTTAGGCCAGAAGAAGTTTACGCCCTGAAACTGAACGTTGGCGCCGATCAGAAACGGCGTGTTGGTTGTGCCGGTGAACCAGAGCTGGCTGCCTTCGTGACCATAGCCGGAGGGGCTATCGTAATCGCGGATGCCGTCGCCATAGATGCAGATATTCTGTAGGCTCTGCTGTGCCGCGTCGGTCAGCAGGATGGGGCCGCCGGAGGGAATGTAGAGCTTGAGCTGCTGCGCAATCGCGGTCTGGCAGGCGGCAACGAACTTCGCGCTGTCGTCCGTCGTGCCGTTCCGCGCGAGGCCGAAATCGTTGATGTTCAGCGAATCGGCGAAATGCGCGGCAAGCGTGCGCGGCACTGCGCCGCTGAGATTGGCGGTGGCATTCGCCGTGGTTACGGATGCACCGGCCACGGCGCCGCCGGTAATGTTCACCGCGGCGGCCGATTGGGTGGCAATCGAGCCCAGGCCACCGATATCGGCCGTGGTGAGCACCACATTTCCGGTGCGGCCGGCCACGCTCAACACCGGCGAGCCGCCGCCGCCCGGCAACAGCGCGGACGGCACCAGGCCGTTGCTGTCGAGGCCCGCATAGCCGTTCGGCTGATCCTTGTTGGTGGTTTGCTCGGCGCCGGTGATACGGCTGTCGTTCCCCGCCGCCACGGTGCCGCTAACGGTGCCCACATTCACCGAAAGCTGGCCAGAAGCGTTGATGACCAGGGCGTTACCCACCGCCACCGCGCCGATGCTGCTGCCGGTGGCCGCGGTGGGTGTGGAGGTGATCGTGCCGTTGGAATCGATGGAGATGTTGCTCCCGGCCGTATACAGCCCGCGCAACAGAGAGATCGGCATCAATTGCGCGGTGCCGCTGGTATCGTTCAGCAGCAGCGTATTTTCCAAATTCAGCTCATCGGCCAGCGGAAACGAGGTGCTATCGACCAGCAGCACGTCGTTCTGCAGGATCAGCCCGGTGCCGAGCGCGATCGATTCCGGGCCGCCGGGGCCGGGGCTGACGCGGCCCAGCAATGACCCGGTGGCAAGCGTGATGGTGTCCTGCGTATTCGCAAGCAACGTGCCGACCGGCAGCGAACGCGAAACGCCACCCTGGCTGAGCGGCAGTTCATCGGTATCGTTCACTTCGGTGGCGAGCGGGAGCTGAGCAATCGTGGGCATGAAGTCCCCTTGCGGAATGGGGTTCAGCGTTCAGGCGACGGCGATCCAGCCGGTGCTGCCGGTGCCGGTTTGCTTGATCCAATAGGTTTGGCCGGCGCCGCCGTTCAGATTGCGAAAATCCGAGCCCGGCGGGGCGGAGACCACGCCGGCCGGCGATCCCCGGCCGATGCTGCTGGTGGCGCCGGTGACCTCCGTAGCGGTGGCGAGGCGCAGATGGCCGGCGCCCCCGGGCGACAACACAAGGTCGCCCGCGTTCTGCGTGGTCAGCATCACGCCGCCGGTGCCGCTCGGAACGATGTAGTCGGCGAGCGGCACGTTGCTGGCGCACCAGGCGCCGCCGCGGGCGTTGAAGGTAATCTCCGCGTTCGCCGGCACGGTGAAACTGGCATCGGTCCAGTTCTGCTGCGCGGGCGCGGAGCTGGCGGGGCCGGAGAACACCACCGGCGCGGCACAGCGCACGGTGAGCGTGCGTTGTTCCAGCGACGGCAAGCCGATTTGCGCGCTCGCGGTGGCACCACTGCCGGCACCGTTGCCCGTGGGCGTAATCGTGACGCTGGCATGGCTGTAGCCGCTGCCGGCATTGGTCAGCGCAATGCCGATCACGGCGCCGTTGCTGACATAGGCGATCGCCGCCGCCCCCGCGCCATCGCCGGAGATAGCGACCGATGCGCCGGAATAGCCGGTGCCGCCAGCGGTGACCGCAATAAAGCCGAGTTGTCCCGCCAGCGCCTGCTGCCGCAGCGAGATGAGCGAGGACACCGGGTTGGACGCAGCGGTGACCAGCACCTCATCGAGCAGATCCGGATACACGATCTGATTGCCGCCGAGCGGCGCGGTGCCGGTGGCAAGGGTGGCGCGCGGCGAGACGTTCCAGGTATTGCCAACAATGACAGCGGCGTTCGTGTTCGCCCAAAGCGCCTGGCCGATGCTGGCCGCACCGCTGCCCACCACGCAATTGCGCGCCACCAACACATTCTGCGGATTATCCAGCAACAGAATGCCGCCCCCGCCGCTGGCGACGGAGAAGCCGATCCAGTTGTCCGTGATAGCCAGATCAGTGCAGGCAAGGCCGAAATTGCGGCCCTGCCCGTCGGTCTCCACGTTGTTCGCCAGCACCGCCCAGCCGTTGCAGTTCTGGATCATATTGCCGGCGACGCGCACGCTCTGGCCGCCGCCGGGCGTGATGCCATGCACCGCGCCGCTGACATGGTTGCCGGCAATATCGGAGAAGATCGAACCGCCGGCATCAATACCATATTGCGAGGCACCGGTGATCACGTTGCCGGCCACCCGGCTGTAGCCGACGTTGGCCAGTATCCCTGCGCCGCCCGGCGCGCCGTTGTTGGCGAGTTGATTGCCAGCCACCGCAAGCGCCTGGCCCGCGGCGGCGATGCCGTAGATGCTGTTATCGTGACAGACATTGCCCGCGACCAGAATACAGATCGCATCTGGATTGGCATTGCCCCACACCGGCGGCGTCGCGTTGGTGGCGTTGAAATTGCCGACCGAGATGCCGCGTTGGTTGTTCCAAGCGGCGCAGTTCACCACCTGGCAATATTCCAGCTTTTGCACCAACGCGGGATCGGCGTAATCGACGCAAATACCATAGGCGCCGTTATCGTGCGCGCGGCAGCCATCTACGCGCACCGTCAGCAGCGCCTGCACCCAGATGCCGTGCACTGCGTTGTTGGCGGCCTCACAGGCGCGCACGGTGTGCTGCGTAACGGCCGGATAGGCCGCCTGGAAAGTAAGGCCGCAGCCCATGCTGGTGCCGCGCGCGTTTTCAAACGTGCAGCGGTGGAAATCGGCCGCCAGGCAGCCGGGCGTGACCAGCACGGCCCAGGTATCGGCGGCGATCGTGGTGTTGGCGTCGAAGGCGATGCCGTCGGCGTGGAAGCTGGCGGATTGCACGCTGATCCACGCGCCGTCGCCCGATTGCCCCAGCCGGCGCAGCGTGGTCTGCCCTGGTATGCCGAGCAACGTGGCCGCCGCACCGGTAATGGTCCATTGGCCGCTGATACAGTAGGTTTTCGGGCCCAACCGCACCGGCTGGCCCGCGGCCAGAGCGGCAGTAAGCGCGGCGGTGTCGTCGGTTGCGCCGTCGCCGGCGGCGCCGAAATCCTCCGCCGCCACCGCGTTGGTGAACAATGCCGCCAATGTGCGTGCCGTGGCAGCGCCGCTGGCCTGAGCCACCAAGCCGCTGCCATTGATATTCGTCACGTTCGGCAAGCCGGACATGAATTGCGCGTATGTTGCGCCAACATTGGCACCCGTTTGCGCGAGGGGTACAATGTTCGCCGCAGTTGGCACAGTTGCAGCCGGCAGGCCGCTGATTTCGAACGGCCCAGCCGCCGTCAGCGTGCCGTTCACCATGGCGAGACCAGTGCCAAGCACCACTGGCTGGATTGGGCCCGCGCCCGCATCGAAGCGGCCGAGCAATTGACCCTGGGTCAGCGCGATCAGTGGCTGGGTGGACGCCAGCATCTGCGACAGCGTGGATTGCCGCGCAATACCGCCCTGGCTGCACATGAAGGCATCGGTCGCGGCGGATGCAGTCGCGGCAGGTAACTGATTGATGGTGGGCATAATTCAGCTACCCACCACAATGGGATTGCCGGCCTGATCGGTGAGCTCCTGCCCGGTATCGGTGACCAGCACGGCGGAAGTGGGCGATGCGCCCGACAGGCTGTAGACCGGCAGCGCGATGCTGCGCGACACCATCCGGCCGGAGGCAAGCGTGATCGCCAGCACAACGGTGTAGATCGTTCCGGAGATGCCTGCGGAACACCAGGTGATCACCTGCGTGCCATCCATGGAGACGCTGTTCAGCACCAGATCGCCGCTGGCGTTCGGCGTGCTGGAGACGGTAACGTCGGCGATCGCGTCGCCATCGTCGCCCGCCACCGCCGCGGATACATCCACCGCGTAATCGAGCACGTCGTTTGGATCCTTCACCGGCCACGAAAGCATGACCGGCGGCGCAGCCACCGCGCCGCGCGGTACCGGCACGAAACCATCCAGCACCACCAGCCGCGCGGTGCTGGGGCGATAAACATGGGCGGACGATGTCGTTGCGGACATGACGTCTCCGAAAATCGTTCGAGATGAAGCAAGAGCAGCAGAACCGGCGTTAGCGCCGCGCTACCATTCCAGAATAATGATGCCGGCCGCACCGCTGCCGCCGGCGCTGGTGCCGAGGCCGCCGGCCCCGCCAGCACCTGGAAAATTCGCGTTGGCGCCTGCTCTGTTGGTGCCCGCACTTGCCAGCGCGCCGGGAGCGCCGCTGCCATAACTGCTGCCACCGCCGGCACCGCCGATCAGCAGGCTGCTGCTGGAGAATCCGGTTTGGCCGATTTCACCTGTTATTAGCAGGCCCGTTCCGGATCCCGTTCCGGCGCCGGTGGCGCCTGAGGTGGCGCTGCCGCCGCCGCCGCCGCTGGCCACCGCCGCGCTGCCGAAGCTGGTGCTGCCGCCTGCGCTGCCGGATGCGCCGCCCGCCCCGATCGCGCAGGTGATCGCAGCACCCGGAACAACCGTGTAATAGCCTTCAACCGTTCCGCCGCCAGCCCCGCCGCCGCCAGCCCCGCCGCCACCCGGGCCGCCGCCGCCGCCGCCGCCAGCCATGCGCAACTTCACCGTGGTGATACCGAACGGCGGTGTCCAGCTCTGCGAACTCGTAATCACGTTCATCGACGCGTAGCCGGGCGTGAGCTGCTGCAATTTATAGGGCAGAAATGGAGCGCTGGGATAGGTGGCGATGGTGCCGCCGCCGATCGACGTCATGGTGTTGAACACGGTAATGATATACAAACCGACCCACCCTGAATCGGGAGTCGGCGTCACCTGAAAGCCTGTGGCCGCGGCCGCGCCGGCCACCAGCCGCAGCGCCACCTGTTCGGTGCGCAACGTGTTCTGGCCGGTGCCGCTGTTGCCCGGGCCGCTATACGGTTGCGAGGGATTGGCGGCATTGTAGTAGGGCAGCACTACAGGATTGATATCGCTCTCCTGGAAGCTGGCCTCGATCAGATAATTGATTGCGGTATTGGTGCCGCCCGGGGCGGTGAGCGTAAAGCTGGTGGTGCCCAGGTTGATGCCCATTTTCACCACGTTCTGCGTAGTGTCGGCCGGCAAGGATCCATACGCGGTGGCGTCGATCGGACCGAACCCGGTGATGCTGCCGGGGCCGATCAACACCGACATGGTGGCAGGCACGGTGGGCGTGCAAGCCAGGCCATCCGCCACCACCGACGTGCCGAGCGCCATCTGCGCCAGATAACCGACCGCAAGCATGGCGTTGCGGTTGAGCGAAAGGATATCGGAATCCTGCGGAATGCTGCCAGGATAAACGATCGTGCGATCCATGTGCGGGTCCTGTAAGGGAGTGTGCGGTCAGCAAGCAAGGCCGGGGGCTCCGCCCCTGGACCCCGCCCGGGGCCAGCGCCGCAATCGGGGGTGAAACCTCCAACCTCGCTTTCTGCCCGCTCAGTTCGTCACCACGACCCATGCCGTGGTTGCCGCTGGCATGGTGGCGGCGATGGCAGCGGTGATTGCGGAATCGAGGACGGTGCTCGCGGCCATGCCCGGTGTGGTGTATTGCGCCAGCCCCGCGCCATAGCCGCCGGCGCCGCTGCCGTAGCCGGTGGTATTGGCAACGCCCGCGCCGATCGGGCGGAAGGCGTGCACGAAGCATTGGAAGGGCAGCGCGAAACTGCCGTAGCCGCCAGCCGTGTTATAGGCCAGCGTGCTGGCGATGGCGTAGGCGCCGGTATCCTGCAGACGCGCGGGTTCGAAAATCCGCGCCTGGCGGCTCGTGAGTGCGGTTAATGCGGCGTTCAGCGCGTTGCGGGTTGCGTGTGGCGTGAGCAGGTTGCGTTGGATGCGTGCGCGCAGGCTGCTATCGGGTTCGCCGGCGCCGCGCACAATGCCGCCGGCGAAAAAGTCCTCCGCCGCCAGATCGAGAAAGATGTCGGTTGCAGTGGCGATGCGGGTTTGCAACTGCGTGTAGCTCAGCAAGCCAACCAGATTGGCCCATGCGGCAGCAAGCCCGTTCAGCAGCCCATCGAGCACCGGGGTGCCATCCGGAAACCAGCCGTTCGGCAGCACGGATTTCAGGCGCGCGACAATATCCGGCTGCGTGCCGGCGGCTGGAGGCAGCGAGAGCAGGGCCATGATCTAGGCGATCCCCAGCGTGCCGGCTTTGATCACGCCATAGCCCGGAATAACCAGGTCGGCGGTGCTGCCGTTCAAGGTTACGCCGGTGACGTTGGTGATCAGCGGCGATGCGTCATAGGCAATCTGCGCAAGCCGGCTCCACGGCAACGGGGCGCCGATCGGCAGAGCATTGAGGGCCGCGGTGAGTGCCGCGGTAACGGCCGCGATGGCGGCCGGCAGCGTGGCGGCGTTGGCCACCGCGATCGTCATTGTGATGCCGGCCCGGAAGATGGTGGGCGGCAACACCGCGAATACCGAGCCGATCGGGCGCACCGCTTCCACCGCCGCGGTGGCCGCACTCAGCAGCGAGGCCGGCGGGTTGCCGCTGCCGTCGTCCAGCGTGACCAGAAAGCTGCCGGGCTGGGTGGCGCCGCCGGCCGCGGTGTTTTCCGCAATGGCGTAGCTCAGGCCTTGCTGCACGCCCTGCAGCGCGGTGGCGAGCGCGAGCGGCGTGGCGAGCGACAGGCTTTGAATGTAGCCGCTGAAGCGCGCGCGGAATGCCGGATCGGTCTCGGCATCGGCACCGCCGGCGAACGGCAGCGCGTTGATGACGGTATCCACACCGGCAATGGCGCTGCCCAGAACCGTGGCCGTGCCCGGCTGCAGGTTTCCGGCTGCCCCCAGGTTGCTTGCCACCAAGGGCACGATCAGCGAGGCCACGCCGGCGCCCAGGGTGTAGCCGTTCAGGGTCGCACTGAACGCAGCGTTGGTGGGATCGGCGGTCACCGAAAAGCTCTGGCTGCCATCCGCACTGCGGACTTGCGTGCCTACGGGGATAAAGGCGGTCAGCGTGGTGGTGTAGCGCGCCAGCGTCACCGCACCGACGGCCGGGGTGGCGGGCAGCCGGGTGAGCGAATAGTCGGCCATCCAGCTATCGAGATCCGAACCCGCGCTGGTCGCGGCACGGGTTACGCCGAGCACCTGCACGATCAACCATTGCACCCACAGCGCCACCGCCGCGTTGGCTTCCAGGATCGCGCGCAGCACAGAGCCGACCGACAGATCGATCAATTGGCTGGCCGCGCCTTGCACGGACGCCGCCATGGTTTGCATCAGCGCAGCAAAGGTTTGGAGCAGGAGCATGTTCACCCATCCACGCTGAAGCTGAGAACCTGGGTCTGGCTGCTGGCGGAATCGGTGTAGCGCACCTGCACCAACATCTGATTGGCGGCGGCGGCAGTCACATCGATGCTGGGCTCAGGCGTTTTTGCCACCGCCGCTTCGCCGAAGATCTGGCTGCGGATCACCGCGCGGATTTGCAACCCGTTGCCCGGCTGGCCGACGAATTGCGGCAGGCCAGCGCCGTAGGTGAGTTGCCAGATATAATCGCCGGCATTGGTCAACAGCCGCCGCAGCACGCGCTGCTGCGTGAGCGATGGCGCCGCCGACAGCGCCAGATCGCCGGTGGGGCTGAGCGCGAGATCGGCGCCGAAATTGTGCGAAAGATCCAAGCGCCTATCCTTATCCACCGGAATTCATGCCCACCGAGCCAGACGCATCGGTGATGGTGCCACTGACCGCAAGATTGCCGGTAACGGTGGCGTTGCCGGTCAGCACGACATTGCCGCTCAAGGTGAACTGGGTCGCATTCCCGGCGATGCTGCCATCGGTCAGCAATTTCAGAAACGTGCCGTTCGCATGCACGAGCCAGAACTCGCCGCTCGGCGCATTCGGCGGCGGGGTGGATTGGCTGAATGCGGCGCCTAGAATGATGCCGTGCTCGGCTTCGCCTTCCTGAGCGATCACCAGCACCTGCTGGCCCGGCGTGGGCGGGCACACCATGCCCCAGCCGCTGCCGCCCCAGGCCGCCAGAATCGGCAGCCAGCCACTCAGCACGCCCTCCGGTTGGAACAGCACACGCGCGGTATAGGTGACGGGATCGACCGAACTGACCAGCCCGAAACGCGGCTGCGCGAACGCCGCATCCAGCCCGGCGGCATGCGCCTTCAACGCGTTGAGCAGCCGCTGCATTACGAAATGCCCTGATTGGCGGTGCGTCCGCGCACGGTCTGCACGAAACCGTGGCGCAGATCGAAACGGCGGATGATCTCATCGATCACGTAGGTCTGGTCGAACACGCTGTTGGTGCCGGCCAGGGCCACGGCTGCGCGCGGTGCCAGCAACAGTTCGCCCGGCATGGTGGCGGTGAACACAAGTTCATGCGCGGTCAATGCGGCAAGCCGTTGCTGCGCCATGGTTTGCGCAGCCTGGGTGGTCAGGTTTGGGCGCATGTAGATATAGCTGCGTATTGGGCCCGCATCGCTGGTGCGCTGAGCGGTTTGCGAGAATGCCGTCTGCTGCTGGCTGTTCCAGCTTTTCACGGTTACCGACAGACTACCCGCCAAGGTCATCGCCCGCTGCACGCGCAGATCGGTGATGTTCGGCGGCTGGGCGCCGTTCACGCTCGCCTGCAGCACCAGTACGGGCGTGGGATCGGCCATGGCAGGCTGGAAGAACAGCGTGGTGCCGTTCACGAATAGATCGAAATGCTCCTGCTGCGCCAGCCAAGCCAGCAGATCCCATTCCGTGCTGGCGCGGGCAAAGCGGTCCAGCGTCACGCGGTCGTGGCCGTTGCTGTAATAGCGCCCGACCGGCGTGGTGGTGGCGGTAACCTGTGCGGTCAATCCCTGCCGTCCCGCCAGCAAGGTTGCAATATCGCTGGCGGTCTGGTTGGCGAAAGCTTCCTGCGTGCGCGCCTCGATCAAGCGCGACGACAGATCGCGGCCCTCGATGGTCAGCTCGCCATGAATCGGATCGGCGGAAAGACTATCGACCGCGCCGGTGATCAGGCTGGCCCAGCCGGTATTGGCGAAGCCGATCTGCACCTCGATCAGCGATGCGGTGCGCGCATCCCACGCAGAGAGGCCCTGTGGATCGGCGTTGATGGCGAGGCGGGCGGAAAACCGGTCGGCGCCGACGTGGTTGGTGCTGGTGATCTCCGCGGCCAATACGCCGGGCAGCACCACGCCATCGGCCAGCACCTGCAGGCAGGGTTGCCGAATCTGACTCATCGGAATCCGCTCATTGGGTGGCGATGCCGCCGCCGGCGCCGGGATCGATATCCGGGATCAACAGCGTGGTGACGCCAGAGAGCTGCGGATCGTCGAGGTTGTTGAGCGCGGCAATGCGGTTCCATTGCGTGGCATCGTTCAGATAGGCGGCGGCGAGCGCGAACAGGTTGCCGCCGGCGACGGTGATGGTCTGCTTCAGGTCCCCGCGTTGGCAAGATTGACGGATATCCGGCCCAGATAGGCGTTGGCGGCGGAACATGCGGCCGCGTTGGCAGCGGCGCCGATCATGCCCGCCACCGCGGCGGCGTTGCCCAGACCGCTCGTGTAGCCGGCGAGCGACGCATTCGCGGCGGTCAGCCCGCCCTGTACGCTGGTTTGCGCGCCGGCGAGCACCGACCGGGCCGCCACATACGCGCCGCTTTGCAGCACCGTGGCGTTCGGCGCCGCCAGCGCGGTTTGCAGCGTGGCAAGGCCCACGCCCGCCAGCGCGGCAAAACCGTAGGCGCTGGCTGCATCCCCCAGCACGTCGCCGAGCAGATCACCCAGCAGCGCCGGCGCCTGCTGATCCGCATCGATCAGCACAGAGACGCGGAGATCGTAGGGCACCCAGGCGGAATTATGATAACTGGCCTGGAAATTGCCGATTATCACACTGTAGAAAAACACATCCCAGCTCAGGCTCAGCACCGCCGCCTGCACGCGCAGCGCATCCAACGTGCGGGCGCGCAGAGTGGCGTCCGGGCCGGTGAAAATACCAGACCAGGCAATATCGGTCGGCGTAGGCCCCAGCGTGTCGATCACCCGCTGACCGCCCGGCATATCGTGCACCGCGAGGCGCTGCTGACCGCCGAAGCCGATGCGATCGGGGATTTCGAACCCGTGGAACTGCACCGGCCCGAGCACCAGGGCCACATCCCTCAACGGCATCGGGCGAACTCCAGATTTGCGGGCGGGCGCATCAGCCGTAGCCGACCATGCCGGCGAACACCGGGGTCAGCCGGTCATCCAGGCCCGATAGCCCGCTGGGCGGCCGGCTGGCGGCCTCGGTGAGCTGATCGGTGACCCAGCGGCCGATCTGTGCGCCATCCAGCGGCGCGGCACTGTCCCACGGCGCCGGCGGTGCGGGCTGCACACGCAGCGGCGGTGGCAGGGGCGGCGCATGGTTTTCCACGGGCGCGACCGCAGCGCGGGGCATGGCGGCGGCGAGGGGGGCTGTGGGTGCGGATCGGCTGAAGCCGGACGATGGCGTGGCCAGACGAGGCATACGGCGGATCAGTGGTGCACCGGCTGGTGCGCGAACGCCGGGTTTGCCGTGGCGCCGCGATTCGGCAACCGGTGGCCGGACAACGGAAAGCGGGATCAGCGGACTCGCGGCACTCCGCAGGCGGGGCCCGCCGATTGATCCGGGTGCGACGCAGACGCCAGCGCTAATCCTCAAGGTTGAGGCCGGCAAGGGCATGTTTGCGATGGCGGATGCAGCGGGCAGTCCAACGCGGCCGGCGACGAAAGTCCGCGCGACGGGGAAGCGCGATGCCGCGGCCGCCGCGATCGCCCGCCAGGCACTGCCCGCAGGTGCACCGATCTGCTCCGGCCTGGGCACACGCGGCGCCCGCACGCGCCGTCGCACCGCCACGGGCGCCGTCGCGGCCCCTGGGGCCCCTAGCAAGCCGGTGCGGCGCGGTGCGGCGAGCAACAACCGCGCGGCCTCCGTCCACCGCCCCGCGCCCTGCCGCAGCCGGAATAGCGCCGGCGCCAGTAACGTGCGCGCGCGCGCCGCAGCCAGACTGGCGGCGCTACGGCGCGCTAAATCGGTCATGCGCCTTCCTCATCCCAATTGCGTGTCGACCAATCGAAGCGGCGGCCGGAGAGGGTGCCGAGTGCGACCACCCATTCGGTGCGATCGGCTTCCGGCAGGCTGAACGCCACATCGAAGGGCACCCCGTTCCGCACCAGATACAGCGCGTCGACCAGATCGGGGTGCCGGCTCAGTTTCCCGGGGCGGGTTCCGGCCGGGCGGCGTCCTGCGCGGCGAACGCGTCGGCGATGGCGGCAATCCCGGAATCGCCGATCTTGCCCACCAGCACTTCGAGTTGCTGCTCGTTCACCGGCGTGGGCACCGGCACGCCATCGATCGCGCTGACCGCGAAGGCCAGGTAGGCGATGCCGAGATAGGCCTCGTTGTTCGCCAGCTCCGCACCCACCGCCTTGAACAGCCGCAGCCGGTCCAGCACGTTCATGGCCCGCAGGGTATAGCGGCGGCCATCCGCGCCGGTGGCGTCGATCGGCGCGGTGGTCTCGCGCAGCAACTGCGCGGCGGGTGCGCCGCTCACAGGCGCAACCGTGCGGCGGCGAAGAATTCTAGCTTCTGTTTCACCGCGCCATCACCGCGCCACACGCCGGCGTTGATCAGGCGGAACACCACGCCGGTGTATTGAAACGTGCTGACGGAGCCGTCGGGTTCGGTGATGTACTGATACACCTGGCCGTATGGCAGCGCGCCGCTGGTGCGGTACGCCACTTCGGCGGCGGAGATGAAATCGTCCACCGCGCTCGATCCGCGCTCCACCTCGAAGCTGCCTTCCCAGCCCTTCGGCAGTTCGGTTGCCATCTGCACGCCATCGAGCCGGTCCACGCGTACCGGCTGGGTCACCTGGCTGCTTTGAAACGCGGTGACGTAACTGAGATCAACTCGCCCCGCCGGCCCGATAACCACGAGCTGGCAATCGCGCCCCAACGAAAACTGTGTAGCTGCCATCTATATACTCCAATGGATCGGGGTCTGGGGCCATGCCCCGGCGGGCGGCGAGGGAGCAAAGCCCCCGCCTGCTTACGATTGGCCAGCAGGCAAGGTTTGACGCTGCACGGTGACAGTCTGCCCGCCCTCGATATTGACGATGAACACCTCGTTGATCGCCTGATACTGCACCTGCGCGTCCGACTGCACGTAGCCCAGCGCCGTGCGGCTGGACGGATTGTTGCTGGTGTCGCAGATCACCGAATACGGTGTGGAACCGTCCGTGCTGCCCAGCAGCCCCTGCAACTGCATGTTGGCCAGGAACTGCAACTGCGTGGAACGCACACGCTGGAACAATGTGCTATTGATCACCTGGCCCACATATTGGCCCATGCCGGCGTTCAGCGTGGCCGCGATGTAGTTGGTCATGCGGGTGTAGTTGTCGCCGTTGGCGGCGGCGTTGCTGGTGGAATTATGCCCGCAGCGCACGCCCCAATAGGCGCCGCCCGGCTGCGGATTGCTGATGACGTCGATGCCGGCGGAAAACAGGGTTTGCAGATCGGCGGTGGCATAGGCGTTCGATTGCGAGCTGCCCGGCTGACCGGATTTCTGCGTGCCGATGATGCTGTACAGCGGCTTGTTTAGCGAGGATTGTTCCGGCGACAGGTTCGCCAGCCGCCCCGCCACGAAGCCCTGCGGACTGACCAGGCGGATCTGCTGGTTCACCGCATCGTTCCACCACACCCAATCGCCGAACAGCAGCTTGAACGCGGTGCTATCGATCCCGGCGCTCTGCTTGGTGGTCACGGCATTGGCGATGGTGTCGCCGGCCGGCCCCACGCCGATCATATACACGCCCTCGCTCAACCCGAACGCCACCTGGCTGGTCCATTGCGTGCTGTCATCGGCATCCGCGAGCAGGCCCACGCTGCAGCCCTGGCCGCGCAGCGCATACATGCCGTGGCGCGGCAGCGTATCGGCGCCGATCAGGGTCGCCGCCGTGATGGAGCTGGCACCATCGGTGCCGGCCGCGCCATAGCTGAACGGATAGCTGCCGGCGACGGGATTGACGCTGAAGGTGTTGCCCAACGCGGCGGTGATGATCTGGCTGGGCCCGCGCAGCACGCCGTTGCCGGTGTTCACGGCGCTGACCAGGTTCTGATAAAATGTCTCCCCGCTGCCGGCGATGTTGTTGAACAGCTCGGGCGGCGCGCCGGGCAGCGATACGGCCATGCTCCAGGTATTGGCGGCCGAACCGGCGCTGAACGTCACCACGATCTGGCTGCCGAGCGATCCGGTGTAGCGCGCAGTCAACACCAGCGGCCCGGAGGCGCCGGTGTAGAACACACCGAGCTCGGCTGCGGTATCGGTGCCGTCGGTTGCGCGCACGCAGCAGAAATTCGCCGCACCCTGCTGCACGGCGGTCGCTACCTGGGTGCCCATATCGTATTTGCGCGCGACCAGCGGGCCGAAATTCGCCGCGTAATCGGCCATGCTGCCAACAATGGTGGGCTGGCCGACCGGCCCCCAGCTCGCGCTGCCGACCACGCCGACCAGATCGGTCGGCACGCCGTTCAGCACCAGGTTCTGCGGCGCCACGATCTGCACATACAGATCCGGCACGATCAGCGCGGTGGTGTTCAGCGCGCCTTGCTGCACGATGGGCATGGGTGTGGATCTCTCGTTCTATGTCGCAGGTGTGCGGATCAGGACAAATGCAGAATGGGCGCGCCCGCCACGGCATCGTTGGCGAAGATGCCGATCAGCATGCTGGGCTGCACCTGCACCAGCGTGGTGGTGTATTCCACGCTGTAGGTCAGCTCGCGGCGGAACAGCGGCAGCGTCGCAAGGTCGTCGCCGGGCTGGCTCGCTACGTACATCATGCGGCCCACGGTGCCATCGGCCAACGCCAGCCACGGCGACTGCGCAAACGCCGCATCGAGCGCGCCGGCGGTGGCATCGCGGCTGGCCGGATCGGCGCACCAGCAGGTGAGCTTGAAATCCCCACGCTGGCGCCGCATCGGCAACAGCGCGGTCTGATCCGCCTCCACGCGGCCGAGCAGACGGGTGGCGCCAGGCACGGTCACGCTGGCGCCGTTGACCGTGGCGATCGATTGTTGGTTGATCAGTGCTGCAAGATTGGCCGCAACCGCGGCAGGCGTATCGCCCGGTTGGATGCGATAGACGAAGCCGTCGTCGCCCGCCAGGATGCCGGCGATCTGACCCATCGACGCCAAGCCGCCAAACGTGACGGTATCGTTGACGGTGACCGCGGTGAGGCTGGGCGTAACGGGGGCGGGAATTTCCCAAGCCAGCGGAAACTGCTCCACCGGCGCATGCGAGCCGGCCACCGTGGCGGCTGAGATATGCTGTATTCCGTTAGCAAGATCGGCTTCCAGCGCAGCGTTGGCGGGCCAGCCGCGATACAGCCGGAACACCGCGCCGGTGACGCTGCCGTTTACGGTGCCAAGCGGATACAGCGCGCCAGCGGCAAGCGTGATCAGCGCGTTTTCCACATCCGATTGATCGGCCATCAGCTTGCCGCCTGGCGCAAATCCAGCCGCCAGCCCAGATCGTTCAATTCGGCCTGACCGATCACGAAATTGCGCCCCAGATCGTCGGTGATGGCGTCGCCGCGCGCGAACACGGTGTTGGCGACAACCGGCAACAGCGCCACCGCATCGGCCACGCGCGGATCGGCCGGCAGCACGCCGGCGTTGTGCCCGCTGCCGCCATGCAGCAGATTGGCGGGAAAGCCGCTGATCACATTCACGGGCACGCTGCCGCCGCCATAGGCGTTCACGCCGGCCACCGCGTAGGTGGCGGGGCGGCTGACGCTGATCACCCGGTTGGTCAACACGCAAACCGCCGGCAGCAGATTTTGCAACGCGGCGACAAACCAAGTCTGCCCGCTGACCTGCTCCACCAGGTAGTCGCCCGGCAGCAGATAGGCGGAATCGAAGACGCCATACCATACCGCATTCGCCGGCAGCCCGGCCGCCGCGAAGCTCGGATCGCGCGCGTTGAACGCCGCCGACAATTGCAGAAAGCGGTTGCCGGACGCCAGTGGATCGCCGCCGCCGGACGGACGATAGGCGTTGCACACCACGCCGATGGCGCGCGCCGCGGTGCCCATGCCTCGGGCGATGATATCCTGCAGGGCGGCGCCATCCATCGTCTACACCACCAGCGCGATGCTGCCGCCGGACGCCAGGCCTGGCCCGGGCGGCACGCCCAGGAAGGCGCACAGCCGGCGCCGCCAATCGTCGAACAAGGCGGCGCGGTCTGCAACTTCGCGCGCGTTGTGCGTCCATACCGCCGCCTGCGCGGTATCGAGGTTCGTGCCGGCGTTGGGCACCGCGGCCTCCAGCGGATACAGAATGGCGAGCTGGTTCAGCACCACCTGCATTTCCGCCGGAGACAGGTTCTGCAGCCGGTATTCCAGCAAGCCGTAGGCCTGGAAAAACCGCCATGACTGAAACCCCGAAGGGTCGCCGCCATAGGCCGGATAGCCGCAGAACCGGCGGATATCGGTCAGTTGCGCATCGGTGAACATGCGGTTTCCGCCTTGATCGGATGCGTCAGTAAACCGTGCCGTCGCCGCGGCTGACGTACACGGTGCCCGTTCCCGTCGCCAACACCACCGAGGCGGTGCTGGCGATATTGCCGCAATGCATCAGCATGCGGGCGTTGGGCGGGATGGGCGTATCGGCGGTGGTCGCAACCACCGTATTATCGGTGCCGAAGCGGATGAACGCCACGGCCGCAGTGGTGTTGGTCACCAGCACCGCCTCGCCGTGCCCCGCGATCGATGCATATGCAGGGGTGGTGCTGGCGGCGATCGTGGCGGTAACGGCGGGCCTGAACGGCTGGGTTGAACCGGTGGACATGCTGCGTTCCCCCGGATCAGCCCGCGTGCTCGATCATCACCGCGCGCTTGAACGCGGCGTTGGTGGCGGTGGGAATGGTGGTGGGGTTGGTCGTGGTATCGGAAGGCGTGCAAAAGCCACCGATCCAATACCAGCTTTGCGCGATGATCTGCTGCAGCCGGTCGATCGGCTCGCGCGTCACCATCGCCACGCTATCGATCACCTGCACAATGGCATCGCTGGGGGCGACGTCGCTTGCCGCCATGCCGGCGTAATCGCCCTCGATCAGAGCGCCCTGGCCGGTCACGATCGGACGGCGCACATTCACATTGGCAAGCGTGGGATGCGCCTGCACGAACGCCTCCGTGGTGGGGCAGAAGCGCAGACCGAGGAAATCGTTGGTCATGCCCTGGCGGAACACCTGGTTGGCGCTGGTCGCACCCTGAAACAATTGCTTAAAATCCGGATCGGCGAACAACTGCCGGGCAGAGACCGGATCGAGATAACAGTTATACGCGCCCTCGATCATCGGCACCGCGTTCAACCGCAGTTTGGAGACGGCATCGAGCAGGTTGCTCATGGTGAGCGTATCGGCCGCGGTGAGCGCAGCGGTGGTGGTGCGGCTGGAGGGGCGCACGATCACGCTGGCGGTGGCGGCCTGCACCGCGTTACCGGCGGTCGCATCCGCTGCCAGCACGTTGCCGCTGAAGGTCAGCACACCGGAAATGCCGTTCGGCGTGGTGGAAACATTGGTGCCGTCCGGCGCCGCGCCCACCAGCGTGTAGGCGTTGCTGCCCACCGTGACGGTAAGCGTGGTGGTGGATCCCACCGGCGTCTGCACACCGTTCACGAACGCATATTGGAAACCGCGAATGTCATCCACGCTCACGGCCGGACCGGCCGAACCGGCAGTAACCCTCACGCGCGTATTGCCGCCGAAATAGGCGTTGAACAGCGCGTTGCGCGCGAGCTCATCCAGGCTGCGAGCCGCCTGTTCGCCGTTGATCGCCGCGTTCAGCAGAAATTGGCTCGCGATGCCGACGCGGGACGTCACCATGTTCAGGTCGGTGGTGGCGGCATAGGAGTTGATGCTGATGGTGTATTGCTCGATGTTGAAGCTGGCGGGCGTCAATCCGTTATCCAAATTGGTGTTGGTGGCCGGCGCGAGCGGCGTGGTGACCGAGGGCTTCAGCCCGGCGCGCGTCTTGGTCAGCGTCTCGCCGATGCCGACGGCGAAATCCTCGCGGTCGGCGCACATGCGATAGCCGAGTTTGGAGTGCAGCGCAGCCTCGAACTCGCGTTCCAGGAATCCGAGCTGGATGATCGGCTGCAACGCGGCCGGAAAGTTTTGAATGCCCATGAGGGACTGCCCTTGCGTGACTGTGGGGATAGGAGGGAGAAGTCGGAAATTCAGGCGGCAGCCGGCATCAGCCCTGCTGCAGAGCCGCGTGGTCGGTGGCGAGCTGCGCGTTCAGTGCGGCCCATTGATCCGCGGTGGGCTCGGTGCCGCTGGCCATCATCGCCTTCACACTGGCGAACAGCGCAACCGCCTGCGGCGTATCCTGGATCAAGGTTTCGACCACGCCGAGCAGAGCGAGGATGGTTGCAATGCTCATGTTATTTGCCCCCGTGCTGCGCAAGGTATTGGGTGAAGGCGGTCATGGCGGCCTGCGCCGCCGCCAACTCGTCGGCCGTGGTGTTATTTGCGTTTGCCGCCATCGGCGCCACGGCGGCATAGGCGCGTGCATCGAGCATTTTGATCTGCGCGACCACCGCGGCATTGGCGGCAGGCGACTGTTCATAGGCGGCAGCAAGCTTTTCCGCCGTATCCAGGGCCGCAGTCAGCGCGTAGGCACCTTGGCTGACGCTGGTGTTGCTGCCGGCGCACCCAGCCAAAGCCAGGCAGACGGCGGCGGGTAGAAGGTGAAGTTTCATGATTTCCTCTGAGAACCTCGGATCAGGCATCCGGCCTGGCGGGGGCGGCGTTCGCGTAATTGCCGGCGGCCAGGCGCAGCACCGCATAGATTGCGCGATACCAGGCGGGGCTGGCCGGGCCCGCCACCGGCAGCCAGGGCATCAATCCGTGCGCGATCAGCACCACCAGTACGGCGGCCGCGCCGATGCTTCCGGCCGCGCGCGCGCCGAACACGGCGGTCAGCGCCGCCATGGCGTTGGCATTCATCATGGATTCTCCTGGTTGTTCAGCGGCGCTTGAGCAGATCGGCCCTGGCGCTGCGCCATTCGTCGTGGCCCATTTCGGTCGCCAGCTTCTGCACCGGGGGCTGCGCCGGCGGCGCCTTCGCGCCCGAGCTGGTGGAAACCCCGCCGAACAGCCATGGCTTCGCGCGCTTCAATTGCTGCATCAGCGCGGCCGCACCCGGCACCTCGCCCTTGTCATCGATCGAGAGCTGCGCGGTATCGGCAAGCTTGATGCCATCAAGATCCACCATGCCGGCACGCAACGCCTCGGCCTTCAATTCCGCGCGGATCAAGCGTTGCTCGGCGGCATTCACCGCATCGGCCAGATCGCGTTCGGCCGCTTCGGCGCGGGCGCGCCAATCCTCGTCGCCGGCATTGTCATCGTTGCTCATGCTGTCTCCCGGTCCTGCGCGATGCGCGCCAGTTCGGCGGATACATCGGCGATGTCATAGGTATCGGCGAGCGATTGCACCGCGGTCTGCCGGCTGATCTGCCCGGCGGCGGCGAGCATCGACAGCGATTGCGCATCCTTGGCCCGATCGTCCGCGGTCGATGGCGACCAGCGCGGCCAGTTCAACGACAGCCGCGCGGCCGCATCCAATCTGCCCACGCTGCGTCCGGCGATCAGCAGCGGGTAGCGCTCGGAAGCGCGCAGCACCATGCGCAGCAACGGCAGCAATCCGCCCTCGCCATAGGAAATCCGCAGATTATCGGCCAGCCACACCAACCCTTGCTGCATCAGCTCCAGCGCCCGCCCGGAAGCGGCCGCCGACAGACGGGATGCATCGGCGCGGTTGCCGTGCACGCTTTCCAGCGCGAATTCACGCAGCGTGCGCACATACTCGATCACGGCCGCCGATGCGGTGCCGCCGATCTCGAGCAGTTTCGCGTCGCCCTTCTCCGACACCACCAGCGCGTTGCCGGCGCCCTTGATGATCTCGCTATCCGAGGTGGCCGGTTCCTTGATCAGCAAGGTGGGATCGGAGGAATATTTCAGGCCACGCCCAGCCTGGCTGAGCTGATAATCGATCTCGATCGAGGTCGGGATCGCCGCGCGGAACGTGCACGCGCCATCCAGATCGTCGCCGCCCGGCAGGTTGCGGATCCACACCAGCGGCACGAAGCCCAACTGATGCTGCGTGGTGCGCAGCGTATCCACCACCGGATCAACCGCGGGCGCATCGGCGCGCACCGGGTCGAACCAGGTTTCCGCCGCATCGTCCCAGCAGCGCTGGAACCAGTACTGCGCGCCCGGATCGTCGATCTCGTAGCCCTGCTCGATCAACTGCGCGCCGGCCACCTTGTAGCGCTCCACCACGCGGCTCAGCGTATCGGGCGCCTGCGGGTCCCACACCGGGGTCAGATAGGTGGTGTCGTGCACGGAAAAGAACACGCGCCCGCGCAGCACCCGCATCAGCACGGCAACCGAACCCACCGCGCCGCGCAGCGCCGCATCGATCATCACCGCGTTCAGCCGCGTCTCGCGCGCCAAATCCGCCAGCACATCGGCAAGCGCACGGTCCGCGCAGGTCACGGTGGGGAAATGGCCTTCGCTGAACAGCAGCGCCACCGCGTCTTCCACCACCACCCGGCACAGCCCATAGCGCACCGAGGGCTTGCGCGCGCGCAGCGGCACATATTCGCCGCCGGCGGAGCGCTCATCGTGAAACTCGTAGGGCAGCACGTCGTACAGCGTGCCATCCAGCACGCGGCGCAGAATATCCAGCCGCCGCACGCGCGCGGAATAATCCCCGTCGCGCGGGATCATGGTGCAGATGGTGTCGAACATATAATTCCCAAACTCTGCCGCGCAAACGCTCACGCGGGCGCAGTGGGCGTACTCAGCGGGCGGTCAATCCAATGAACATCGATCGCGCCGGCGCACCCGTGTTGGTCAGCGCCGCGTATGCGCGTGAGAGCGCATCCACCTGATCGTCCTTGCGCCCGCCTGGAAAGTTGGCCAACTCGTCCAGCAGCACCGCGTTCCACGGCGCCCGCGCCAACGCCACGTTGCCGGCGGCAATCTGGCTTGCGATCGGCGAGGCTCGGGTCAGTTTCGAACCGGTCTCCGGGGAGGATGAAGCGCGGTAGCCCGCCAGCCGGCCGACCAGATATTGCGCCTGCATCTTGCCCGCCTGGCCGGGATCCTGCGGCAGGCTGATCGGCGTGCCCAAGCCGTCGCGCTGCGCGGTTTGCAGGATGGCGGATTCCACCTCGTGCGGGCCGCCGCGCAGCCGCACCACATCCATCACCACCAGCCGGCCGCTGGCCTCGCAACCGATCTTCAATCCCACCGTCCAATCCGGATCGGCCTTGCCCACCTGGCTGGTGGCCGCCAAATCCCAGCCCCGCGCTGCAACAATGGGAGCCGGCGTATCGGTGATGGCGATCTGCTGCATCGCGAACAGCAGATTGCCCTGCGGGCGCGGAGTTTGCTGAAACAGCGCCGCCCAGCCACGTTCGCCGATGCTGGTCCGCTTGCGGTCCAGTTGCGCCGCACTTTCCCATTCCGGCCAGAGCGGCGCGCCGGGTTCACGCCCGAGCGGATCGTTCTCCTCGGCCAGCGCGGGCAGACGGATGCAGCGCCAATCCGGTTCGTGCTCCAGCAGCCGTCCGCCCAAATCGTCTTCGTGCCAGCGCGTCATGATCAGCACCACGCGGCCGCCCGGCTTCAGCCGGGTTGTTAGATCCGATCGGTACCAGTTCCACAGATGGTCGCGCCGCGGCGGGCTGTCGGCGTGTTCGAACGATTTCACCGGATCGTCGATCAGGATCAAATCCGCCCGCCGGCCGGTAATCGCGCCCTGCACGCCGGCGGCGAAATAGGCGCCGCCGCCCGCCGTGCGGAAATCGCCGCGGGCGCGGCGGCCGTCCAGCGGCGCGCCCAGGATCGGCCCATGTTCAGCCAGCAGCCCACGCACCCGGCCGCCGAATTCCTCGGCCAGCGACGCGGTATGGGCGCAGGCAATCACGCTCGCGCGCGGCTGCAAGGCCATCCACCAGGCCGGAAAAACCACCGATCCATACGTGCTTTTCGCCGAGCCGGGCGGCATCAGCACCATCAGCCGGTCGGTGATCCCCAGCCGCACATCCACCAGCGCATCGATCAGCATGCGATGATGCGCCGCCGGCACGTGGCCGGGCGGCAACGCATATTCGGCCCAGTTGCGCAGGCTGCCGCGCAATTTCCGCCGCAGCGCCGTTTCATCGGCATCGCGGTCGCGCGCAGGCCGCAACTTCGCCGCCGGGACTTTGATGTGCGCAACTGGCGCCGCCGCCGGCGCGGCCACGCGGCTGAACAGATCGTCAGTCCGCGCCTTCGTCCTCAACCGGGTCAAGACGGTCCACCCACAAGGCCAACTCCTCGTCGCTCAATGTGGTCAGGGATCGCTTCGGCGCTTCGGGCGGCACGCGGCCGTGCATGTAGGGCGCTGCAGATTTGGCCAGTTGGGCCGCGCCCTCCTGGTCGCCGTTGTCCCATTTCTGGCGCATCAGCGTCAGCATCACGTCGAGCGGGGACATCCCGCCAGGTTCGGGTGCACCCATCGGAGCCTCGCGCTGCTGATTTAAGCCGGGAATTTCAGGTTGAAGGCGGGAAATTCGGGGCCGGTGAGGCGGGGCGAAGGGCCCGTGGCGCTCAAGGCTCCATCATGCCGGAACTCATACACTTTTCTGGGGCGTTTGGGCAAGGAAAATCTTCGAGAATCGCAAACTTTTTTTCCATGACGCCGTCGGCGCCCGTTAACTCACTGGAAACGCAGCCACATCCACACTGCGCCGGCACGGCATTCACGCCACCCTTGAGGCATCATACGAGTCCATGCGCAGCTCCCCCCGCTTTGCGGCGCTGATTGCCGGCGGCCAGGTGGTGAACCACTACCAGCCCATCACCGATCTGCGCACCGGCGCGCTGTTGGGGCTGGAGGTGCTCGGCCGCCTGCAGGAAGCGGGCCGGCTGATCCCGCCCGGCGAGTTCCTGCCCGGCATGGATACAGTGCAACTGGAGGCGCTGCTGTTCGCCTCGCTGCCGATGGGCCTCGATCTGCTGTCCAGCCTGCTCGCCGGCAATGCGCGCGGTTCCGGCGGTGGGCTGTTCATGTCGTTCAACGTCAGCCCCGCGGTCATGCTGCAACCCGGCTTCGTCGCCCGCGTGGTCACCCTGGCCAACCAGGCCGCCATTCCGCCCGGCGCGGTCACGCTCGAGATCCTGGAGGGCGACGAGTTCGGCGATCTGGACGGCGCCCAGGCCATCCTGGCGGAGCTCACCGCCCACGGCATCAGCCTCGCGCTGGACGACGTGGGCACCGGCTACTCCTCGCTCGCCCGCATGCGGTCGCTGCCGGTCGACAAGGTGAAGCTGGATCAGGGCTTCATCCGCAACCTGTCCTCCAGGCCCGAGAAGCTGCATTTCGTCGCCAGCCTGGTTTCGCTGGCGCGCGGGCTGCGCAAGATGCTGGTGGTGGAAGGCGTGGAGACGCCGGAGATCATGCAGGCGCTCGGCGTGCTGGGCGTGCACGCCGCCCAGGGCTACGCGATCGCCCGCCCGATGCCGCGCCCTGCTCTGCTGACCTGGCTGGAGACCCGCGTGGTGGCGCCGGTGGACCGCGGCTGCGACACGCTGCTGAGCGCCTACGCCAACCACCTGGTCATCGTGGAGGCCTGCCGCGCCTTGCAGAACGCGCCGCTGCCGATGATCTGGGATCCGCGCGTGAACGATCCGCACGCCTGCACCATCGGTCAGTTCTTCGATCGCGCGGGCCTGCACGATACCGCGCTGGGCCGCGCCCACCAGCACTTCCACACCCTGATCACCCAATACATGGAAAACCCCACCGGCTGGGAATCCGCGGCCGACCGGCTCTGGCGCTCGCTGCAGCAGGCGATCCGGGAAGAAGCCGCCGCCGCCGCGACTGCCGTTCCGATCGCCGCGCCGCGCGTGCCGGTGGCGGCGGATACCTGAACCGGCGCCGAAACGGCCCGCCCGCGCAACTGTGCTGAATACCCCGCCGCAGACCTGAAATTCCGCCGCCAAAAGCCGATTGATCGGCAGAACAGTCACACCGGAAGAAGATGCAAAATCAGTTCACTGACAATGCTGGTGCGCATTCAAATCACACCCTGCGGCAGCACCGCAACACTGGGTTCGCAGGTGCAATAGTGATCCATCACGACATCTGTCTTGATTTCGCCACATTTGGCGGCATGCTGAGCCTCGGGTTCCGGCCCAACGACATCACAACCCCGCCATCTACCACGAGGTCCTGTATGCCGCCGCGCCAGAATACCGCCGCCCGCCAATGGCCCGCCTGCCTGCTCTGCACCACACTGCTTGCCGCCACGCTGATCCTGCCCGCCGCGGCCCGCGCCGCCGATCCCGGCATCGATCTCTCCCCCGCCCACGATCTGTCCCCGAGCCTTGATTTGAGCGCCGCCCCATTCTCGCCGAACGCTCCCGCCGCGGACGTCTCCGCCGGCACCGGCTTCAACCAGGCCGACATCGATCCCGCACTCGCCCGCCCCGGCGACATCCTGCAATCCGGCGTCGCCTCCTACTACAGCTCGCATTTCTGCGGCCGCCGCACCGCCAGCGGCGCCCGCTACAACCCCGAAGCCATGACTGCCGCCAGCCACACCCTGCCCCTCGGCACCCGCGTGCTGGTGACGCTGGAAGGCACCGCCCGCTCCGTGCTGGTGACCATCACCGATCACCAGGGCACCGCCCAACGCATCATCGACCTCTCCAAAGCCGCCGCCCGCAAACTGGGGCTGCTCGGGCGTGGAACCGGGCGTGTGGTGCTGACGCGGGCGTAGGAAGCAGGCAAGGAAGGCGGGGGGCTTCGCCCCCTCGACCCCCACTGGGGCATAGCCCCAGACCCCTTCACCGGGCGAATGGCCTAAACACCGAGGCCTCCCCAGACTCCCGGTGCAGGGGTCTGGGGCTATGCCCCAGCGGGGTCGAGGGGCGGAGCCCCCGCCTTCCTTCCCCCCTTCCTCCGCTCACCGCAGCGCCCCCACGATCAGGTCCACCCCCTGCGCGTGCCAGCGCTGCACCGCTTTGTGGTCCGCACCCACCACGGTGGCCAGCCGCCGCCAGGAGAACAGATGCCGCTCGGTGATCGGGCTCACCAGCGCCCGGCAGCCCACGATCCGGCGCAGCACCACCTTGTCGCGCGGGATCAGCGGAATCCAGGCCAGCGCCTCGTCCATGCGGGTGATCCTGGCGGCGGAGGGGATGGCGGGGCGGATGCGGCCCTCCCCCCAGCCGTAGCTTTCGGCGGCGGCACGCACGATCTCCAACCCGCCGGTTTTCATGCGGGTGGTGTAGCCGGTCTGCGGCAGCGCCAGCAGGGTCATGCCGGCCTCCTCCAGCCGGTAGATCACCAGCGCCGCGTCGACGGGGCGCTCGGCCTGCGCGCCGTGCAGCGCGCCATACTCTGCGCCATAGGCGGCCCCGGAAATGGCTGCTGCGCCATGGGCTGCGCCGCCATCCTCCCCTGGCGAAGCCAGGGGGTATGGCGCAACGGCGCCGCCAGCCCCGCCGCCCGCGCCATACTTTGCGCCAGTGCAGCGCGCGCTGGCGTAGGGGTTTCTGGGTGCAATCTGGGTCATGACTTGGTCGCCTCGTTGTAAAAGTTGAATCCGCCCTGGGCGTCCGCCCGGCAGGCGGTGGGCCGTTTGGCGTCGATCACCACCACGCCCACGCGGGTCTTGCGCTGGACGCAGTCGCGGTAGTTTTCCTCGATCAGCAGGCCGGATTTCAGCCAGGCGCCGATCACCTCCACGGCCTGGGTCTCGTTCACCTGCAGCAGGTCCATCAGCACCCGCCCGGCCCAGCGCTCGGTGCCGCGGCCACGCCGCTGGCTGGCGTAGCGCACGCCCTCCTCCGGCCCCGCCGCGATCGCATCCAGCGCCCGGTTGCAGCCGGCCGGGGTCAGGCGCGACCACACGGTTTCCGCCGCCCACGCGCTGATCGCGGCCACGTTGTCGCCGCTGGGATAGGCGGGCGTGCCGTTGCCCAGATGCACGGTATCGAGCCGGTACCAGCTCGCCCGCGCGGCCTTCGGCGCCATGTTGGATTTGGCGTCGTCCAGCCGCACGTGGCGCCAGCGTTCGGCCTCGGTCACGCCCAGCGCCTCCGCCTCCTGCGGCGTCATCGGCGCCAGCAGCAGGGCCACGCGGGCGGCATCGGTCAGCGCCTTGCCGCCGCGCGCGGCATCCACGTCGGCGGCCGGGTTTGCGCCCGGCGCGGGCTTGCGCACGTGGTGGATCAACTGCACCGCCGCCCCGGTGGCCTCCGCCACCTCGGCCCAGGCGGTCGCCGCGGCGTCCATGTCGGTGTTGGAGTTCTCCTCCAGCCCGTGCGACTTGATGAACGGATCGACCATGATGCAGCCGATCCCGCGCGCGCGGGCGGCCAGGATCACCGCCTCGCGGTCGGGGAACACCACCATGCCGCCATCCGGGCCGGGCCGGGCCATGCACACCCGCCGGGTGCGCCCGGAATGCAGGAACAGCCGCCCATCCAGCTCCGCCCGCTCCACCCGGTGGCGGATCAGCAGCGCGGCCAGGCGGCGGTGCAGCTCGTCCACCGGATCTTCCAGGTTCAGCATCCAGGTGGCGGCCGGGTGGTGCACGGTTTCGCCCAGGAAGCCGCGCCCGGTGGCGAGCGCCACGCACTGGCCCAACGCCAGCGCGGATTTGCCCACGCCACCGGGGGCGACCAGCAAGGTCACGAAGCGGCGGATCAGGCTGGTGCCATACAGCCACTCGCGCGGCGGAATGCCGGCCGCTTCCGGCACCTCGGCCTGTTCGGCGCGCAGCGGCGGCGGCGGCTGCAGCCGCGCGTCCCACAGCTCCCACACCCCGCCGCTCATGCGCGGCCCCGGGCCAGCGCGCACGCGGCCAGCCGCCCGGCCAGGCAAGCCAGTTCGGCGGCGGTCAGCACGCCGCGGTTGGCGGCCAATGCGCGCGCCTGCACCACCGTGGAGGGCGCGCCGGCGCGCAGGGCGGCGCGCACCGCTGCCTGCACCGCGGCGGCGGCCTGGCGCCGCCGCATGGTTTCAGCCGCGGCCGCATCGGTCAGCGCGTGCGCGAGCCGGGTGCGCAGCCCGGCGCGATCCTGCCCGGGCGCGGCGCGGCTTGCAGCGCAGGCGAGCGGTTCGATACATTCCTGTACAGTAACCAA